TCCAGACATTGATGTCTCTTGGAATGACCTTCACCTGATAGTCGTTTCCGCAGACCAGAGGCAGAAGACTCGAATGGAAAAACTCATAATCAAGAGAGATGCTTTCCGTTCTCGTCTCATGTTCCTCAATATCTGAGGTGACGGTAAAAACCTGAAACTCTTCATCCCAGGAAACCCCGGTTCTTTGAATCCTGCCAAAACTCGTCTGACTTCCATCAGGCAGCACGACATCAAAGCACTCGTAGGGTTCATAGGTGAAGCTGTCTCCCACACGAAAGAGCTGGCAGTGTACTTTGCTGTCTGAGCGTATGCCTGCAAAGCCTGATGTATTTGCCACCGTTCTTTGAAAACGCAGACTGCTTGATGCTCCGGAATACACCCTGACATTCGTGCCTCTTTTTCTCATCTCAATCGTATAGAGATTTGGGGCATCTCGTATCTTGGCATCAGCCGTCTTCTCAAAAGAAGTCGCATAACTTCCCAGCAAAACATCTCCCTGATAAAGCTCCACCGCCTGTGCTTCGTAGTTCAGGCAGCAGAACAGATCGCCTAGGAAAACACCCGCTCTTCCGGTAAAGCCTTGAGGGAAGATGAGCTGTGCCCGCAGGTGAAGATCGTGAAAGCTGCCATAATTTAAGGCAAGCTCTCCGTAACCCTCCAGCTGTGAGTAAGGACGGTTTTTCCCGAACTCATCCTCCTGCCAGACCTGCCACTCACCGGAAAGGATGGACCAGTAGCTTTCAGGAAGCGGTGGCCGGTCTCTAAAGTCCTCATACCAGATAAGGGCGGAGTCCGCTTTCCTTCTGAGCATTTCAAAAGTAAGCTTAAAGCCCTCTCTTGGAGCCACCATCACGCCGTGTATGTCCTTAAACTTTCTCGGAGATAAAAGGTAGCTCGCTTCGCTGACGGATGTTTCTTCACTGAAAGAACTGCAGACCTTAAAACCGTAAAACTGCACGCCCTTTGCGGCTACCGATACGGTAAGCGTATGTGTTCCGGCAGATAGAGATACCGCCTTCCATACCCCTTTCCAAAAGGTCGTCCGCCAGTAGGGCCACCAGAGCCTGTGCTCCTCGACTAGAAAGTTTGTGCCGTCAAGCGAAAGCCGGACGCTGTTTTTATCCCACATAGGGAAACCGAGCTTAACGGCTAAATCGTAGCTTCCTGCAGCCGGCACACTAAATTCATAGACGGCTTCTCCGTTATCACCGAGCGTAATCATTCCGTCCGAGATGGAGACAATGCCGGAATAGGAATCAGGCTCTGCATTTCTGTCAACAACGACACCGTCAAAGTTTGTCTTTTGCGTCTTCCCGTAGGAGGTGAGATACCGTCTTCGTTTATAGACTTCACCCATCAAGGGGTAGCTGTAATGTTCAGCATCCCGTCCTTCCATGTAGTCATAGACATGCGGAAGAGCAAAGGGACCCTTATCGTAATCATCCCAGTAGGCAACGATGGGAATCTGAGGAGATGCGGGTGCTGTTTCCTTAAACTGATAGTAGCCCGTCATCCAGTTCTTTGCTCCGTAATAAGTGTGCGATACGCCCCGGTAGGTGTTGCCTAAGTTTTCCGGTGTGTCATAAATCTGCCAGTTCCAGCCGTAAGCCGGCATGCCGAAATAAATCTTTTCAGGCGGCATCACGGATACGGCATAGTCATAGATTCCTTCCAGCCAGTCTCTTGGAGAAACAGGCCCCGGAGCAGAACCCGCCCAGGCCATGCCGTAGCTCATAATGGATGCCGTATCACAGTACGGTGCAAGGTCTCCGTAAACACACCAGTTTTCACCGCCGACCGAGCCTTTCACGCTTGTCATGCCGGGAAGGCAGATGTTGATGCGTTTTCTTACGTCGTAGCTTTTAACGGCTTGATAGATGTTTTGAAACATCGCTGTGGACTTAGCCGCTGTGGAGTAATCTCCTCCGCCTTCCAGGTCAATATCTACACCGTCGCACCAGGGATACTTATCCATGATGCGGATAAGCTCGGAGAGGAACATATCCTGCGCACCATTTGTATTTTCCCGTATGGCCTTGAAGATGGAATTATAGCCGTCGTTAGCAACAGTTAAAAGCCAGCGGATATGCGGCCATTTTCTTATATAGGGCATCATGTCCGAGATAGTAACTCCCGTTTCATAGATTTCACCTGTCGCCCGTACCTTAAAAGAAAAAAGACCGATCTGATTGATGCGGTCTCCGTACTTTTCCAAGGCTTCATACATTCTGGCATTTCCCATAAAGGTCCAGACCATGATTTCTCTATTTTTTAAGGGGTCAATCAAAACGGCTCACCTCCTTCCTCCATTTGTTGTAAGGTAAAGAGCACACTTGCGGATTTTCCTTCAGGAAGCTCGATCTTATGCTTGGAATCCCAAGCGGCACTGTATGAATAAAAGCCTTCTTTTTGAAAGGGCTGTCCATTGTTCGTTGTCTTTCTTTCCGATGCGGAAAAAATCAGTTCATCGTCCATCTGTAAAATCCCGGGGAAAAAGGCTCTTTGTCCGCCTGCCGCCTGCGAGAATGTCACACCTTCCATGTCCGATTTTGGATACAGCTTGATATCAAGACCTGTGGAAGTCTTCCCAAGATTAAAGAGGATCAGGGTTTCCTGTCCTCGGACGATTCCGTTATACCAGACAGGCTCCTTAGCCACGCCGCCCTCACTTTCTTTTTGAAGCATGATCTCCGTGTGCGGATAAAAGCCCGTCACCCGATCACCTTCCTGAAGCATGAGATCGGTTAGCCAGATGGTACCTGCCATGTCGGTTAAAAGCGGCTTAATTGTCACGGACACGACTCGCTTGTCCTGTTTTTTATTTATGGTCTCAGAGAGCCTGTAAAACTTCTTCATACCATCACCCGTCCATCGTAAAGCGAATCTCGGAAGGGTGCGGCACCCAGCCGGTCGCAAGAGAGCCGCCCTGAAGGAGGATGTCCGTCACAAAGACTTGTCCGGTGCAGTCTGAAATAAAGATACGCACCGTGACGGATTTTAGCTTTGACATATAGCCCTTAGGTGCGATGCTATCTTTTACTTTTCTAAAATAGGCCATCCGCTCACCCCCTAATAAAGGTCGATAAATCTCGTTTCAACGCTTCCGTCTTCATATTCGATTTCCACTTCCACGCCGACCTGAGAAGTATCCGAAAGTTTCTCCAAGTTTTCCGAAGCGATAGCCAGAGACAAGGTATAGCTTTTACGATTGGAGGGATAGACGGTCTGCGCCATAGACTTTGTAAGTCCTGCCGCACCTTCCGCCTTAAAAGCGGCTGTTCCCGTACCGCCCGTCTCGTTCACGGCTTCAAAGCCGGAATTTAACCAGTAGGCCATCCCGTCATCCGCCCGAGAGTTTTTCAGATGGTTAAAAGGCACCATATCGGAGATGTTGCCGCCGCCAAAAGCTCCTGCCCCTTCCAAGGTATCTGCGATGGTCTCCAGCCTTTCCACGGAAGAACCGAGATTTTTTAAGGTCGTCGACAGTTCCAGCACCGTATTCCAAGGCTCCTGCAGGTTATATTCTCTTCGCACGATCCTTGTCGTAACGGAAATCCCCAGCTCTTTGTCTTCTACCAGGACATAGTCTCCCAGCGACCAAGCTTCATGAGAAAATCCCGTAAGGACGGATAAGTCCATCGCATGGAGGACATAGGAGATTTTCGGTTTGGCGTATTGCGCCAACCGCATCGCCGTGAACTCCTTCATCTGGTAGGGATTGGTAAAGGAGGAACAGTCAAGTGTGGAGATGCGCACATCATTTGAATAGGTGAAATCTTCCAGATAGGGCTTGCCGCCGTTGATATCGGAAAAAGTCATCCCGTCTGCTCCCAGTGCATACAAGCGTGTCACAAGATTTCTTGTATCAATGACCCGCTCAATGCTTTTCATATTCTTTCTGTAGGCAAAAAGAGCGCCTGAATCCCTGCCGCTCACCGTATAGAGATGAACGAGCCTGTTGGACGAGTCAAAGACCAGGTCTCCGCCGTGAAGGCTTGCGACAGCGCGAAGGATGGAAAGAGCATTCTTCTCTTGCGATACCCAGGTGCGTTTTGTCTTGACATTGACCGTGCCGACATGCCACTCTGTGCCCTCAAGGGCGTAAGCCATCGCTGTTTCAGCCGTCTCTGCATCAAAGCTTTTTTCTTCTTTGCGGACGCTGAAGGTCAGATCGTAAAACTCCGCTTCGGCATAGACTTCCGTCACGGTGTTTCCTGAAGCGTCTTTGATGTCGTTAATGGTTCTAACCTTATAAATATCGTCAACGATTTGAATCTTCTTCTCGTTTTCTAAATAGCTTCGCTTTTCATCTCTGAAGGGAAGCTTGAAGTGGAGCGTATCCTCGCCGTTGACCTCACTTGTGACAATGATGTCGTAGGCGTTTTCCAGAACCGCTTCCCAAGCACCCTCTTTTGTCAAAAGTACGGGCCTTGCAAAGCCCATCTTTCCATAAGGGGCTTTGGGGATATCGTAGATTCTGATATCAAGAAGCTTTGGCGTTTTCTTTATATCGGTTGTCGTAAAGGTGATGCGAAAGCGAATGTAATTAGCTGTAGCCTTGATTTTTCCGTCTTCCGGAAGAGCAGTCCATTCACCCCATGTACTGAGGTCGGAGCTTAGTCCATATTCCACCGCTGAAATATCCGTTACGCCCGCTTCATATTCCTTAGTAATGGCAATCCTTCCTGTACCGGAAAGAGACAGCGGTTTTGCCGTTGTCAAAAGCTCTCCGGTTAAAGGATAGACACCGTCCGTTTTCTTTAGGAGCACTTTGCCGGGCTCAGTTAATGCATCAACCGATGAAGCACTGTCACCGCCGCTTGCAAAATATGAGGAGCGAAAGTATGCTTCCAGATCCTGCATGGTAAGTTCTGAATCTGTATCCAAAAACCAGTCGTCAAAGCCGCCTGCATACCAGTAGCTTCCGGCGTGCATGCCCATGATGATATCCGCTGTGCATAAGCGATTCAGTTCACCTGTAAAAGAGTAGACTTCCGATACCCAGCACTTGCCGTCCGACCTGTCGCCTATGACATACTGTGCCGTTTTGGCATTTGGCCGAATGATACAGGCAATAAAATAAATCCCGCCGTTTTTTAAAGTAAAGGAGGGAGAGGTCGTCCTGTCCAGAATAAGCAAGCCTGCTTCGTTATAGAGCATGACGCGCGGTCTTCCCTGAAAGAAGGAAAGATAAAAGATCGGCTGCCCCGGACCTGATCTGGTATTAAAAAGCGGGCAGTAGGTATTCCCGATAGAGTATATCGTCGGCTTGATCCAGCCGCCGACTAAAATCGTATCGCCGATATTCTGAAAAATGCCGCCGTCATTGGTAAGTTTTAAATAGGACTGTTCCGTTCCCGGATCATGGAGGTTTAACTGGATGTAGTTTCCCATCACGCCTGAGCGAATCCCTGCCGTTGTACCGCTTCGGTTTATGACTTCCATCTTGCGATGACTGCCGGAGGAATCCATAAGAAACCCCTGGTCATCGAAGCTGCCCTCATTGAAACGCCAAAGACCGGATTTGGCAAGGGCAGCCGGAAATTCGCCCGTAAAATCTTCCTGCGATTGAATCGTTAATTTAAGTGCCATGTCATCACCTCCAGTTAACCTCCTTCTTGAGGTGTTGGATTTTACCTTTCTCCGAGTTTTTTAGCTCGGTAACTCATAAAAATCTTTTATATTTCCTTTCACACCCACTGCAATCGTTTTATTGAAACGACAAAGATGGACACAAAAAAGCAGCAAGTCTAAAAAGATTTGCTGCTTTATATGCTGATCTTTCCGGCAAATGTTTCCTGACGTTAAGTATTATTAATCTGATTGTGTCCCCAGCCTTCAACTATTTAATCATTGATCCTGGAACAGATGTCGCAATCCGGACATAACCCAAACTTGTCCAACCACTGTTAACAATGTCATAGCCAGAGGAGGATGTCGCACCGCTGGTATAGCCAACACCTACTACCGCATGTGCTTTAGTCCAATAGCTCGTTGCTCCTGCTCCAATATACAAAATGCAAGGATGCCCATTTCCGTTGTTGATTCTATTCTTATACTTTGTCCAAGTATAAGAGGTTTTTGAAACAGAGGATACACCGCTCCCACTATGCGTATCCATGTACTTATTCGCCAGTTTTGCGAGATTTGACATTGAAATGCTTGTGGTAGACCCAAATTGATCATTTGCAATTACTGCGAGAGCGACCTTCAGCTTTTGTTCTGTGTTATGTGTGTACTGCACATAATTATTATTAAAATAATTGTCCATGTGTCGCAAATACATAGCAACCGCATTGATTCCGCAGTCAGTCGTCCAGGGGCTGGAATTGTTGCCAGCGCTATATACAAGAGAAGTATCTGAACCACCACTTACCAAAACTTCTGAACTACGTGCATAAGTAGCCTCGGCAAGCCCACTCTCTCGTTGAATTTTCTCTGCTTTCATGCTTTCTGTTGCAAGGGTCAAACCATTGCGAGATGTGTCATACAGTTCATCTTTAGCGATTTCTGTATTGGAATCCAAAATTGTGGCTGTGTTGTCTTGATTGATAGTCGCAAAACGAAGGTATCCATTGTATACAATAGTGTCAGTGCGAGTAAATGGCACCGTTGCATCCAGTGCATACATAACTACATCATACGTGGAAAGATCAATGATGCCGAAACCTTTGGCACCACTGGAAACATCAAATTCCACACAAGTATAGGAATCGTTACCCGACACATCCAAAATTTTATAGGCATCGGTAGGCGTAACTTTAACATTACTGTTATTAAGAATTACCAATGCCATATAGTCGGCATCGGTAAGGCGGTCTTTGTCTGCTGTGTTTTCGGCAGCAAACGCCGTGGAAACCAGACCAAGGCAGAGACAAAGAGCAAGAATAATCGAAGTAATCTATCTTTTCATTTGATACAGTCCTCACTTTCTTAGATTGCGTTTGATAGGTACATATTGCATTACTTATCATTACAAGTTCTATTCGCCGGAATAGTCAGTTATCTGTTTAGCTGAATTAACCATGTCCCAAAAACCATCGATTTCAGCAATATCCCTTATGCTAAACGAATAAGAGATGATATTTTCTCCACTGTCAAAATAGATATAGCTTCCAGTCCCATCCAATTTTTCACGGTAATGAATGATATTCAGCTCTGTACTTTCCTTCTCATGGCTATGGAACCACTCTTTCGAAGCAATCCTGATAACCATTTCGTCTCCGAGTTCCTCATTACTGAAGGTCACTTTCAGCACAGCATTATCACCAACGCCATAAATGCAAGGGATATCCTGCAGCACATATCCATCCAAAAGCTTCTGAGGAAATAGAACACCAAAGCTTTTATCATTCATTGCTTCTGTTAATGTCAACTCCACCTTGGGTTCATTTTCAGTAACAAGATTCTCATTTTGACGTTGGAACGTGGTAACGAACAACGCTAGCGCCAGCACAAACACAAAACAAGCAGCTATTACGCTCACTTTTCCCCATGGAACAGCCCTTCTTATTCTTGGATGGTAGAGCGCAGCCTCTTCTACATATTTGCTATCAATGATGCCCATGGCATCCGAAAAAGTTTTTACATTCATACAAACACCTCCCTGTTGATTAAATACTCCTTCAGCTTTTTGCGAATGCGAGTAAGCCGAACAGAGACATTTTTTTCTGAAATCCCAACCTGCTCCGTTATATCTTTGTACGTATCAGCGAACCAGTATCGGCGCATAAAGATTACACGATTTTCTATGGGCTGCTTTTCTAGAAAGTCCTCAATCATCTGTGCTAGTTCTCGCGCCTCAACTTCTGCCTCAGTTGTGTTTGGCGAAGCAATAAACGGCTCAATTTCATTCAAAGTTGTTGTATAGGAGCTATCCCTTTTTTGTGCATGTTTTTTCCAGTATGCATTTACTGAAAGGTTTCTGACAATTTTCAAAACAAAAGTCAATAACGGATTTGGTCTAGTCGGTGGAATCGCATTCCAAACACCTAAGTAAGAGTCATTTACGCATTCCTCAGCATCCTGTCTATTGTTTACAATATTGTATGAGAGCTTGAAACAAGCCTTTCCGTATTTTGTATCCAACTCTAATATTGCATCTTCTGAGCGTTCAAAGAACAGCTCTATAATCGTATCATCTTGTATCATCCGCATGACCTCCTTTCCGGCTTCACTTATATACTACGGTTTTAAGTGGAAATCACTACAACAATATCAGTTCTTTTTGCAATAATGCCAGCACAAAGAAAAAGTAACTCAGAGACTCAGCGATCATCAGGTCGACTCGCCGATACTCAAATACGAGGCTTAGTTTAGGTCACCCGTATCCATTCTAAAAATCACTTGACTTTGAATAGTTTGTCACCTCCATCGGCTTCGCGCATTGATTTTCAGTTCTGAAAAAGTTCCGTTCACAGCCTGAATAAGAACGCTGTTTTCGCCGATCCTAAGCTCCGGAAAGTTCAGCTCCTTGAGATAAGGGAGTGCGTTTCTCAGCACAAGCCCGCTTCCATCTTCCACATAAGCCGTCATCTTCTCCGTGTCGATCACAAGGATCTCACCCAAGGAAAGCTCCGCATTGATAAGTTTCATCTCCATGCCATTCACAGAAATGGAGATAAAGTTTTCCGGGGCTTTCGCAAGACTTCCTTTAAGGAAATAGACAGGCCTTGATGCGATATTTCCAAGGCTTCGTGTGATGAGTGTTTCTCCCGCCTTCGTTACCGTAAAGACCTCATCTGCCAGGGCATAAGCAAAGGGATCGGGGCAATAAAAGGAAAGGTCAAATACTCCGGCTGCACGAATAACTCTTTCGCAGTCCACCTTTTCCTTTAGCCTTGCCATAAAGTAGCGATCCGGCACATCGTCAAAGATCAGTTGTTTTAAGCCGTCTACCGGGGAAAGCCAGAGCGCAATCCGGTCTAAGGTTTCTACCAGATCGGAAAATCGAAGTTTGGGAAAGATGGAACAGGACACCGAGATTTCTCTGGCATCCATATCTGCGCCAAAGTCCGCCACGCCGTATTTTCCGGGAATGGAAGCCGAGTAGTTTCTCAGCATGCCGGACACCTGCCAGGAAGTGAGCCGTGCTTTTACATCCATGTCTTTTGACGAAATGTCGTTATAGATAAATCCCACCCTGCATCACTCCTTCCTTTTACGCCGGCGAGAAGCGGCCTTGTGCTCTGGAGCCTGCTTCAATAAGGTTATAGAGCTCCTGCGAAACTTTTCGGATATCGTCTTCACTTCGAACAAACATCTGCTCGATTGTGATCTGTGGAAAAGAGCCTATCGGAGCAACTCCTCTCAAAGCACCGCTTACCGCCGATTCCGCCTGAACCTGAAAATCTGTCGGCAGTGCCACGCTCATATCTTTTCCGAGCTGACCCATCACATCGTTGATGTCTTCTGCCAAGCCCTCACTGGCTCTGACCGCATCGCCGCCTGAGCGTTCAATGGCACCTGCTAGTCCTTCTACCAGCATTTCACCGATCCAGGCCATTTCTTTTGACGGAGAGCTAATGCCAAAGAAGCTCTTAATACCGCTCCAAAGATCAGATGCCCAGCCGGATACCTTGTCCCAAATCCAGCCTGCCAGTCCTTTGATGCCTTCCCAGAGACCTTTGACGATATTGCCGCCGACTTCCACGATCTTGTACATGAGAGAGCCAAAGGCGCTGACAATGCCTTCAATAATCTGCGGCACCGCCTTTACAATCTCAGCGATGATGGTCGGAAGATTCTCGATAAGGGCAACAAAAAGCTCTACCCCTGCCATGATGATCTTGTCGATGTTTCCGGCAAAGGCGTTCACAATGGCGGCTATAATTTCCGGGATGGCCTGCACAATCGTTGTAATAATCTGAGGAAGGGCCTGAATAAGTGCTACCAAAAGATCAATCCCGGCTTCGATGATCTGCGGGATGGATCCTAAGATCGCCGTAATCAGGGCATCTATAATCTGCGGAATCGCCGTCACAATCTGCGTAATAATGTCAGGCAAAGCCTCGATCAGAGCTGTCAAAAGAGTGATACCTGTTTCAATAATCTGCGGGATCGCTTCCAATAAAAAGGTGATAATCGCTTCAATAATCTGAGGGAGCGCTTCAATCAGGATCGGAATCGCCGCAATCAGACCTTCCGCAAGCCCCATAATCAGCTGCAAGGCCGCTTCAAGGAGTAGTGGCAAATTCTCAATTAAGCCCTGCACAATCGTCACAACTGCTGAAACGGCTGCCGGGATGAGATTTGGCATGGCTTCTCCCAAGCCTTGCACCAGTGTTGCTATCAGTAACACCGCCGCTTCAATCAAGAGGGGCAGGTTTTCAATAATGGCATTTATAATCGTCAGGATCGTTTCCACCGCCACCGGGATAAGACTTGGAAGAAGACTCATCAAAGTTTCCAAGACCTGTGTGAATAGATCGGTAATCATGGTAAGCAGCGAAGGCAAAAGATCCGAAATCGCTTCAAGGAGTGCCCCTGTCACGGCGGGAAGCGCCTGAATCATGTTCTCGATAACCGGGGTAATGTTGGTAACGACGGTCTTAAAAGCATCGACTACGTTTCCTGTCAGCATTTGAATATCGGCATCCGCCCGTCCAAAGCCTACAAGGAGATTTCCAAAGGCACTTTGCATGGCATTGATGGAGCCGGTGATGGTCTCTTCCGCTTCCAAGGCCGTCGTGCCTGTAATCCCCAAATTATCCTGGATGACGTGAATTGCTTCTACCACATCAGCATAGGAGTCGATATTAAACTCAAGCCCTGAAATCTTCTCGGCATCGGCCAGCAGCCGTTCCATCTCGGATTTCGTTCCGCCGTAGCCCAGTTTCAAGTTGTCGAGCATGGTGTAGTTTTGCTTGGCAAAGCCCTGATAGGCGTTTTGGATACTGGTCATGTCGGTGCCCATCTTATTGGCGTTATCCGACATATCGGTGATGGCCATATCGGCATATTTCACCGCTTTTTCCGTATCTCCGCCAAGTGATTGGATCAGGCTTGCCGAAAAGCCCGTTACCGTCTCCATGTACTCATTCGCAGAAAGTCCCGCCGTTTTATAGGCGTTTGCCGCATAGTCCTGGAGTTTCCCGGACGATTCCTTAAAGAGAGTATCGACACCGCCTACCAGCTGTTCATAGTCGGCAAAAGAAGAGATGACTTCTTTGCCAAGCTTGACGGCGGCAGCTCCGGCAGCGACAACCACGGCTCCCATCGCCGCACCTATCCCTTTTAAGACCGAGCCGAGCTTTCTA